CCCTTTTGTTGTATAAATTATATAAAGGAATATTATTATGAAAGCATTTGATCAGATTGACGGACAACCCGTACCAGATAAAGAATTTAACGAACAAGCAAAAAAGATTGATGATAAATTAGTTTCTCAAAAAACTAATCTTGAAAAAGAACAAGAAGAAACTAACAAAGGTTTGAAGATTGAAATGAGAAATCAAACCATGTGTCCTATTTTGCGTGTTGAGTTTCCTAGTGAAGTCACTGAAGAAATAAAAGATACAAAGGGTGACTCCGAAGCATTAAACGCAATCATCAATAAAATTTCTAAAACGTATTTAAAAAAGGCATATGATCTAGAAAAGAAATTGACCATTGGGGAAAAAGGTCAGATTAAGATTATTATGTTCTTAGATGATACAGGTCAAGCAGATTTGACTTGGGGTTCATCTACTAACTTTGGTTATGGACATGACCTCTATCCAAAAATATATGATAGTATCACAGCAGAAAAAGGTGTGATGTTAGTTATGCCAGATTATGTATCAACAGGTTTGGTGACACTAAGAAACTATAAGTTATGGAGGGTGTCATTTTGAAGTATAACGAAGATAAAATATTAAATGAGATAGGTGACTATATTAAATCTACATATGGTCAACACTATGCTCAAGTAAGTAAAGGCACACAGGTGCAAGACCTATTAAGAGATATAGGTATAGATAAAGATTTTTGTCAAGCAAATGCAATTAAATATTTGTGTAGGTTTGGTAAGAAAGATGGTCGTAATAGAAAAGACTTGCTAAAAGCAATTCACTATATTATACTATTAATGTCAAGTGAAAATAATACTATGGAGAAAGTGAAAAATGAAACTAACTGAAAACACAGTAAACGTACTGAAAAACTTTTCAACGATCAATCCTAATCTATTGGTCAAAGAAGGTAGTACGATTACTACAATGTCAGCAATGAAAAACATTCTGGCAAAGGCAAATGTTGATGAACAATTTAATCAGCAGTTTGCGATTTATGATTTAAATGAATTTTTGTCTAGTACAAGTTTATTTAAAACACCTGTAATTGATTTTGAAAATCAATTCTTAACAATCAACGAAGAGACAAGTAAAGGTACAAAACTTAAATACTTTTATTCTGACCCGAGTGTAGTGACAAGTCCTAGTAAAATGATTACAATGCCAAGTGTGGATGTTTGTTTTGAAATTACTAGTGATACTCTTAATCAACTTAAAAAGGCTGCGTCTGTAATTCAAGCACCAGACTTAGTGTTGAAAAAAGAGAATGATCAAACTACTATGACGGTATCAGATAAAAAAAATGATACTGCTAATAATTACTCTATCGAAGTAAATACTACTTCAGACAAGTCTAAGTCTTTTGAGTTTTATTACAAAGTAGAAAATTTAAAACTATTACCAGGTACTTATGATGTATCAGTTTCTTCAAAAAATATTAGTCACTTCAAATCGAAGACTAACAATGTGGAGTATTGGATTGCATTAGAGCCTGAGTCAAAATACGAGGGTTAATAATGGAAACATTTCTTTGGGTTGAAAAGTATCGACCGACTAAGGTTGAAGATTGTATTCTTCCGTCTAAACTAAAAAGTACATTTCAAGAATTTGTTGATGCAGGTCACATTCCTAATTTAATTTTATCTGGTAGTGCTGGAACTGGTAAGACTACTATTGCAAAAGCAATGGTGGAACAGATCGGTAGTACATGGATGATCGTCAATGGTTCAGAGGAATCTGGTATTGATGTATTAAGAACTAAGATTAAAAACTTTGCATCTACGGTATCACTTGAAGGTGGTCGTAAATATATAATTCTAGACGAGGCAGATTACTTAAATCCTCAATCTACACAACCTGCATTGCGTGGTTTTATGGAAGAGTTTCATAAGAACTGTGGATTCATTCTTACATGTAATTACAAAAACAGATTAATCGCACCATTACAATCAAGATGTTCTAATATTGATTTTCAAATTAAGAATGGTGAGAGAATTAAACTTGCACAAGCTTTCTTTGAAAGAGTAAAAGAAATTTTAGGAAATGAAGGTGTACAGTTTGAACCAAAAGCAATTGCAGAATTAATTAATTCTTATTTTCCCGATTGGCGAAGAGTATTAAATGAATTACAAAGGTATTCATCATCTGGTCAAATAGATGCAGGTATTCTTTTAAATATTGGAAATGAAAACTTAAAAGAATTAGTTTCTTTTCTAAAGGCAAAAGAATTTACAAATGTTAGAAAGTGGATTGTAAACAATTTAGATAATGACCCTAGTAGAGTTTATCGAACTATTTACGATAGTCTATATGATCATGTAGACCCTAGTACAATTCCTCATGCAGTTGTAATACTTTCAGACTATCAATACAAATCAGCATTTGTAGCAGATCAAGAAATCAATATGCTTGCATGTATGACAGAAATAATGAGTCAGGTTAAATTCAAATGATTATATGTAAAGATAACTTCTTAGAGACACATATCTCTCAGTTGATTGATGAGTATGTACATAATGGTACATTTTCATGGCATTGGCATTATAAAGCAAATAAGGACGAACCAGATAGACATTGGCATACATTGGCAGGTCATGACATAGAAGAAATGACAAAGAATGGTTTTGATTATCTAATTCCATTATGGGAAAGTATTCAAAACTTACCAGATGTTCCTAAGACAAAAATTGTAAGATGTTATTTCAATGCACACACACCAGGTGTTGAACCATCTATTCATCAAGATGATGGTGAAATGACTTACATCTATTATCCTAATCTTAATTGGCATTTAAGTTATGGTGGTGGTACTACGGTTTATGACAATGAATTATCTAAAGGTACTTTATTAAATTACAAAGGTAATAGACTAATAGGATTTACTGCTAGTAATTGGCATCAAGCAATGCCAGTGACTAAGAAGTGTTTCTTATTAAGAACTTGTATTGTTTTTAAAACAGAGAAAGTATAATGTACGAATTAAAAGATTATCTCAACTCTATAAATTTTCGTAAAAATAATCTCATGAATGGCGATGACCCTATGTGGGAAAAGAAATATCCTACATACATCATTAATAAGTGTCTAGCACCATTCAGCGACACCATATCGTTAATCAACGAAATGAACAGGTTGCATCATACAGATAGTAAAATGCAATATGATTTTTTACTAAATAGTGTTAGAAGTAGAAAACGATTTGCACCGTGGATGAAAGCAGGCAAGTCAAAAAATTTAGAGTATGTAAAAGAGTATTATGGTTATAGTAATGAAAAAGCAAAATCGGCTCTTGGCATACTTAGTAATGAACAGATTATAGAGATAAAAAATATATTGAATAAAGGTGGTAAGCATGGAAAACATTAAATGGTCAAAAGAGCAAATGCTCGAAGTGATCTTGAAAGAACCCGATGACTTTCTAAAAGTCAGAGAGACACTTTCTCGTATTGGTGTTGCTTCTCGTAAAGATAAAATATTATATCAATCTTGTCATATCCTACACAAACAAGGTAAGTATTACATTGTTCACTTTAAAGAACTATTTGCTTTGGATGGTAAGGATACCAATTTAACAGAAAACGATATTGGTCGTAGAAATAGAATTTCTAATCTTTTAAAAGATTGGGGTTTAGTTTCTATACCTAAAGAAGATGTTGACAACATGTCACCATTAAGTCAGATAAAGATTATTTCTTTTAAAGACAAAAAGAATTGGGAACTCAAGACAAAGTATAATATTGGTAAGAATCCAAAAGAAGTAAAATAGACATTAATACATTGAAGGTTATATTATGAGGTTTTATACAAACATTGTGCCGTGGGGTAATTCATTACTCTTGCGTGAGGTGGTAGATGGTAAGCGAGTTGCGAGAAAGATTAAGTATTCGCCAACTTTGTATTGCCCTGTCATGCGTGAAACTAAATTTAAAACTTTAGATGGCAAGTACGTCACGCCAATAAAACATCAAACAATTAAAGAAGCAAAAGAATGGGTTGAAAATTACAAAGATCAACCTCATCTTGTTCATGGTAATACACAATTTCAATATTCATTTCTAAATGAAGAATATGGAAATGAGTTTGACAAAGATAAAATTCTAATTACAACAATTGATATTGAGGTTGCTTGTGAAAATGGATTTCCTAACCCAGACGTTGCAGACGAAGAACTATTATCTATTACAGTAAAGAACCAACAAAACAAAGAGATTGTTGTATTTGGTTTAAGAGATTACAAAACTAATCGAAAAGATGTGACTTATTTTAAATGTGAATCTGAAAAAGATTTACTTTATGATTTTATTAACTTCTGGCGATCTAATTTTCCTGACATTATTACAGGCTGGAATACAGAATTTTTTGATATTCCTTATCTGGTTAATAGAATTAAAAACATTCTTGGCGAAGATGATGCTAAAAGATTATCACCATGGGGTGAAGTATATTCAAAAGAAGTTTATCAAATGGGTAGAACTCAAATGGTTTATGACATTCGAGGTATTGCGGCTCTAGACTATTTTGATTTATATCGAAAGTTTACATATACTAATCAAGAAAGTTACAGACTAGATCATATCGCATATGTCGAGTTGGGTATTAAGAAAGATGAAAACCCACATGAAACTTTTAGAGATTGGTATACAAAAGACTATCAATCATTTATTGATTACAATATTAAAGATGTAGAACTTGTTGATGCATTAGAAGACAAGATGAAACTAATTGAACTATGTTTAACTATGGCATATGATGCAAAAGTAAATTATACAGATGTTCTAGGTTCAGTTAGATATTGGGATGTTCTAATTCATAATTATCTTATGGACAAAGGTATTGTTATTCCACAAAAGAAAACTACTAACAAAAGTAGCAAGTATGCTGGAGCATATGTTAAAGAACCACAAGTTGGTATGCACAAATGGGTATTGTCTTTTGACTTGAACTCATTGTATCCACATTTAATAATGCAATATAATATTTCACCTGAAACAATGAAGTCAGAAAAAACGGTACCAGGTATGTCAGTTGATAAACTTCTTAACAAAGAGGTTGATACATCGGTTCTTGATAATGTGACAATGACACCTAATGGTGCTTTGTTTAATACAAAGAAACAAGGTTTCTTACCAGAGATTATGGCAAAGATGTATGAAGATAGAGTTAAGTATAAACAATATATGTTAGAGGCAAAACAAAATTATGTAAATACAAAAGATGCTAAATATGTTAAACAAATATCTAAGTTTAATAATATTCAAATGGCAAAAAAGATTTCACTAAACTCTGCTTATGGTGCGATTGGAAACAATTGGTTTAGATACTATTCAAACACAATGGCAGAAGCGATTACTACTTCAGGTCAATTATCTATTCGTTGGATTGAAAAAAAGATTAATCAATACATGAATGATTTACTTAAAACTAAAGATAAAGATTATGTACTGGCATCTGATACAGATTCAGTTTACATTACATTTGATAAACTAATTCAAATGCTTAATCCTAAAAATCCTGTTGACTTTCTTAATAAGATTGCAAAAGAAAAGATTGAACCTTTTATTGATAAGTCATATCAAGAACTTGCAGATTATCTAAATGCATATGGTCAAAAAATGCAAATGAAACGAGAAGTAATCGCAGACAAAGGTATAT